AATGCTGACCGTAACTTGGTATATCGTAAAACTCGTATGCCATCTAATAAACGAAGACGATGGAAATCGTTTATCAAGAAAGTGAACGCAGTTCAAGAAAAAGATCTTGGTACAAGAACTGTAATGTGGAATGACACCATTACTCAAACTGTAACAACTTCTGGAGAACAAAGTTGTATGACCCTGGCTTTGTACGCAGTAGCGTCAACGAAGGCTTATCTCAATGATTTGAAATTAATCTCAGCCCTTGAAAATACTGGTAACTCTACTGCTGCTGCAGGTGAAACCACTGACCAGTCTACAAGATATATGTTCACATCTGCAATTATGGATGTAACTATTCGTAACTCCTCTACATTTTGTGAAATCGTAAATGAGAGAAAACTTGACGGCAGAGCCGCAATTGAATTGGATGTTTATGAAATTGGAATTCGTAATGAAACATCAGACAACACTTCAGCTCACGTTGATATGTCATCAATGCTTAATGCCTACGATACTAAGGAAATCGGAGGTACTGGAAATGGAATTCAAATACAAGATCGCGGAGCAACTCCCTTTGAATTTGGAAACTCAATCGGAAGATTTGGAATTAAAATCTACAAAAAAACTAAGTACTTCATCCCCAATAATCAAACAATCACTCATCAAATAAGAGATCCAAAAAGACATGTCGCTACACAAGGATACATGGATCGCAAATCCGGATGGAACATGCAAGGTTGGACTCGCTGCATTTTCCTCGTATACAAACTTGTCCCTGGTTTACCTTTGGGACCTATCACCACTCCTGGCACTTTTCAACAAGAAATAACAGTCGGAAATACTCGCGTGTACAAGTATAAAATCGAAGGATTTAATGAAGACCGCGAAAGACTTGGAGGCTCCTCATACTCTCTCACTACAGCTCCAAACTAACTCATACTAACGAAAATCTCGTGTTTCGCGAGATTTTCGCCCCTAAGGGTTAAGGTTAAGGATAATGGGCAACAGTAATATATTTACCCCTTCTTAAACACATGCAAAATGAACTACTTTAAATCTACGTCTTATCGGAAGTAAATCTTGTTCATTAGTAAAACAATCTTCAGGCTTAAAGTTAGATAGAACAATAATTCTTTTCGGACGAACTTTCTGTAAAGTTCCACCTTTGACTTCAGCACAAAAAGGATAACGATCAGCCCAAATTTTTAACAAAGAAGCAGTGACTTCATTTTTCGGAGACCACTCTTCTATTGCCACAGTGTCTTGGTTATCGTATCCATCCCACCATTTATTTAGGGGCTTTTGGTAATGATCTGGGTATCGTTCCCACAATAATTTTGACTTGCCGGTTCCGGTAGCCCCATACCACCACTCATTCTCCAAACTTGATAAAACGAGCGGACGTTCTGGTCGGTAAAGTCCAAGTAACTTTGAATGATATCGCAAAAATACAGATGGGAATTTATCTTCGATTTCTTGGATATTCCCTTTCCTTGCAAGCTCAATGACCGTTTTCCATTGAGACTTTTGCCCTCCTGGTCCAACAGGACGTGTTCCCCATTCACGGAAATCGCCATCTTTTTGACAGTATTCGATCGCTTGGTCACAAGTTCCACGCTGCTTTTCGAGGTGGGCTCTGGGAATAAAGTCTTTGCACTGGATGAAAGACTTTCTTTCTTTGAAGTAGCAATATCCTTGCCAGTGAGGCGTTCCGTTCTCGCCTGTTTCTTTGCCGTAACATACGTATTGCGCTGCTTCAACGAGTCGTTCGATATCGGCCGTATCCCACCCGGTGGGGTTGTTAATTGTGAAACACCAACCTCTTGATCGCTCACCATTTGTCATGAAAGTAAATTGTGAAATGACCAGAAGACGCCTAGCTAGTATTACCTAGGCGTCTGGCCATCTGGCCAACCATACTACTCAGTAACACAACCACATATGACCTCGCACCCGCGAACGAGCCAATCATTTGGTACTATTTCGCGCCAAAACGGAATACCACTATTTAAAATTCCGCCAATCAGAGACTTGGGAATATAGAAGAATATATCCCACTCTTCTCAAAGATTCATTTTCTAATTTACCCTTTAAGGTGAATGGCACAAAACGCAAAAACTGGAAGATACATTCGACCTGGAAGTTTATCAAACGCATTCTCTGTTGCTTCTATAATCAACCGAATGAGATCTGGAAATATGAATCGTTCTCGCGCCCGTCTAACTTCTGGACGTCGTACAGGTCGGGCAAGTCGCGTCCGCCGCGGTCGGACGCGCGTATTATACAAAAGAAAGTACACAAGTGGAAGAGGTGTACTCGGAGGTAGCAATGCTGACCGTAACTTGGTATATCGTAAAACTCGTATGCCATCTAATAAACGAAGACGATGGAAATCGTTTATCAAGAAAGTGAACGCAGTTCAAGAAAAAGATCTTGGTACAAGAACTG